GAGGTTTTCTTTCACCACCAAACGAATCAAAAAGGCATTGAGATGGCTCAAGACGGTACAAGAAGGCTCGAGCTGGTTCAAAGTGGCTCAAACGGGCTCACATCGGTTTTAGAGCCCATCACAGCACCGCTCTATGGCTCTCCGACTCCACGAATCCATTCACGCTTGCGTCCGGATCTGCCTACGCGTGGACAAGAGCTCATTGATTTCAGCAATAGCATCGGATTCCCGCTCATGCCATGGCAAGAATGGCTTGCGCTCGAGGCTCACCGTATAAAGCCGGATGGTCGATGGTTGCATCCGCTCGTCCAATTGGTCGTAGCTCGACAGCAGGGCAAGACGACTTTCATGAAGCAACGCATTCTCATGGGACTCTTTGAATGGGACAACAAGCTTCAGATTGGTACAGCTCATCGATTGACGACTTCTCTCGAGACTTTCAGGGATCTTGTACAGACCATCGAGGCGAATGACGGGCTGGCAAAGCAAGTCAAGCGAATCCGGTGGGCTCATGGATCCGAAGAAATCGAATGTCTCAACGGAAATCGCTACATGGTAAAAGCCGGTGCAAGCGCAGCTCGAGGAATTTCAAAGCCATCGACCGTCCACATTGATGAGACGCGTGAGCTCAAAGACGAATCCACATGGGCTTCTTTGCGATACACGATGATGGCTGCCGAGAATCCACAGCTTTGGTCGTATAGCAACGCCGGCGATCAGCACAGTCTTGTCTTGAACCAAATCCGTGAGCGTGGCATCGGCGCAGCCGGTGGATCTACCGATGACATCGGATATTTTGAATGGTCGAGCGATTACGACAAGATCGATGATTCCGAGAAATTTTGGAAGGGAGCTGCGATGGCAAATCCCGCTTTGGGTCACACGGTTCACATCGACAATTTAAGAGCTGTCATGAATGATCCAGCGGATGTCGTCCGCACCGAAGTCTTGTGCCGGTGGGTACAGACAATCAGCTCTGCGATACCCGCTGGCGAATGGGCTGAATGCGCAACCGAAGGATTTGAGATTGACCGTGAAAATACCGTATGGATGGGGCTGGACTGTTCACCGGATCGACGCGACGCAGCTCTCGTCATAGGTCAGCGGATCAATGATGAGGAATTCTTTGTCAAGCTTTTGCGTACTTGGCATAACCCGATTTCACTAGACGATAAAGCTATCGCCAATGACATCGCGGATCACTTTGCAGAATTTCCCGTCGAAGTGTTGGCGTATTCACGACGGACTTCAGCTGCGATTGCGACTAGACTTGTGCCAGCCGGCATCCCACTCGCCGATATAGACGGGGCTCTGTACGGTGAATCTTGCGACCAACTTTTAGGAGCTATCACATCAAAGAGACTCCGACACGGGAATCAACCCGAATTGACGAAACAGATTCTTTCAGCTGCGAGGCTTCCTTTCGGCGATGGCGGATGGACTATTGGACGCAGAGCTTCTCAATCGACTGTGTGTGCGACCGTGGCTTGTGCGCTCGTCACACATTACGCGACACGCCCACAGACGGATCTTGACATTATGATTGGTTAAAGGTATTGGATCTCTAAAATTGCGACATGGGTTTATTCGATCTCTTTGTCACGGCTCCAAAGCCAATCGCTGAAGCGACAGTCGATGCTTCTCTCGCACCCGTTAATTCAATCGATGCTCTCGGAGCTCCATATTTTGCATATGGACAAAGTGCTACACGATCCGAAGCGATGGGCGTCCCTGTAATTGCTCGCGCTCGCGGAATTATTTGCTCAACCGTTGCATCACTTCCACTTGAAACAAAAGTAAAAGAAACCGAAGAGACTGTCTATTCTCCACGCGTTATCAATCAACCGGATCCACGAATTACCGGCGCAGAATTTTGGGCGTGGATTGCTGAAGATTTACTTTTCCGTCCGGCAGCTTACGCCCGCGTATTAGCTCGCTATGCAGACACCGGAAGAATTCAAGCGATGGAAAGAATCGCTCCGGAGCGCGTTGAAGTAATGACAAACGCACTTGGCACAGAAATCGATGCGTATCGCGTCGATGGATATTCAATTCCAGCTGAAGATCTTGTCGTCTTTGGCAATATGCAAGAAGGACTTTTGAATCGCGCTGGCCGTACAGTCCGCGCAGCTCACGCACTTGAAAAAGCTGCCTACGACTTTGCTCTTAATCCAATTCCACAAATTGTCTTGTCATCCAATGGCGTACAACTTCCAAAAGATCGCGTTGCATCACTCATCAATGCTTTTAAAAATAAAGCTTCAAAAGCTGTCACATTCTTGAATGCAGACATCAAGATGGACACCATTGGATATGATCCAAAGAATCTTCAAATGAATGAAGCTCGCAACTATCTTGCGCTCGAGCTTTGTCGTGCAATTGGCTTGCCAGCATGGTTCGCTTCGGCGGATCCATCATCGATGACATATTCAAACGCTGTCAATCAGCGTCGTGATCTCATCGACTTTTCAATTCGTCCAATTCTCACAATTATCGAGCAGCGTTTATCTTTGACAGATTTCACGCCAGCTTCTCAATATGTGCGATATGACTTGGACGATTTCTTGCGTGGAAATCCTTACGAAAGAGCGCAAGTGTATGAAATTCTCAATCGTATTGGCGCGATGTCAGTCGATGAAATTCGAATGGAAGAGGATCTAATCGGATGAAACTAACAACTCCAATGACAATCACAGCTGCGGATTCAGAATCACGCACAATCACCGGACGCATCGTGGCTTTTGAAGAGCCAGCAAATGCATCAACCGGCAAAGTCGTATTTGCAAAGGGATCTATTTCTCCAAAGCCTGTATTTCTTAACCTTGAGCATGACCGTACACGCAGAATCGGCAAAGTGCTCGAGATGTCACTCGACGGCGATCAAGCTATCAACGCAACATTTAAAATTGCTTCAACAACAGCTGGAAACGATGCTTTGATTGAAGCTATGGATGGACTTCGCGACGGCTTCTCAATTGAACTTGCTGTCGATGATTACATCAACGAAAAGGACGGCACAATGCGCGTCTTGGCAGGAGAGCTCACAGGCGTCGCGCTTGTATCAGAGCCAGCTGTCCGATCAGCTCGCGTTGCTGAAGTTGCAGCAACCGAAGGCGAAGAAGATTCCGAATCCACAGAGGATGCGGATGCAACACCAACACCAACAACAGAAGGAGACGAAGTGTCAGAAAACACCGTCACAACAGCGGACGCCGTCGAGACGGTTGAAGCTGCACAGTCAGTCACCGCGTCAGTTAAGTCTGTCGCCTACACATCACCACGCATCGAAGTCACAGCTGCAAAGTACCTTGAAAATAAGGTTCAGGCAGCTCTCGGATCTGAAGATGCTCGCCAATACATCATGGCAGCGGACAACACCACAGACAATGCTGGTCTTGTACCAACTCGTCAGCTTGCTGAAGTCATCAACGGACTTTCAACAACAATCCGTCCATCAATCGACGCAATTTCACGCGGCACTCTTCCAGATGCCGGCATGACATTCGAGATTCCAAAAATCACAGTTGCTCCAACAGTTGCAGAAACAGCTGAAGATGCAGCATTCAATGAAACCGACCAAAACAGCGCGTTCGTTTCTGTGGATGTCAAAAAGTTCGCCGGTCAGCAGAAATTTAGCGTAGAGCTTCTTACACGCACTTCTCCACTTTTCTACGATGAGCTCTTGCGCAACATGGTTGCAGCGATGGCAAAGGCGCAGAATGCGTATGTCAATGGTCGTCTCATCGCAGGTGCAACACTCGATGGCACAACAACAACAACTTATCCAACAGCTTCAGAGCTTCTTGGCGTAGTTGCTCGCGGATCTGCAAGCGTTTATGGCGCAACAGCTGGTCTCGCTAATCCTTTCGCTCGCAACATGATCGTATCTACCGGACAATGGTCAAACATCATGGGCTTGAACGATGCAGGTCGTCCAATCTACACCGCAACAAACCCAATGAACGCAGCGGGTCAGGTTGCTCCAACATCACTTCTCGGAAATGTCGCAGGATTGAATCTCTATGTAGATCCAACAAATGCGGGCGATGGCGACGGCACAATTCTTGTTGTCAATCCAGATGCTTACACATGGTACGAATCACCTAGCTATCAGCTTCGCGCAGAATCAACAGCGGATGGCTCAATTACTGTCGGCGTTTATTCATTCGGTGCTTGTGCGACAAAGATCGCAGCGGGCGCATTTAAGAATAACAAGGCGTAATTCACACACACTAATCATCGGCTAGTTCGCTCCCGAGCTAGCCGAGCCGAAGAAGGGAAGAGCTCATGTCACTAGTCACTCCGACGCAGCTACGGGATGTCTTGCAAGTGAGCTCTTCTCTTTATTCAGACGCATATCTTCAAAAGGTGATTGACACTAGCGAGCTAACAATTCTTCCGCTTCTTGTTTCTTACTCTTCAGCTGTAACCGATCGCCGGATTGCTTCCAATGTTGCGACTTTGACGACCAATACACCACATAATTACATTGTGGGATCTTCAGTCGTCGTCTCAAGCGTAGATGCCACATTTAACGGCACATATACCGTCACAGCCGTGGGATCCGAATACGAATTTTCTTATGCAAAGACAAACGCGGACATCGCGATGAATGCCGTCATTCCGCATGGCACGACTTATCTTTCAGGATATGACGCAGCAACAATTTACGCATCAAATCCAGCCGTTTATGAAGCCATCATGGTCGTATCGGTTGAAATTTTCCAATCAATTACAGCTGCCGGCGGACAGATTGAAGGCGTCGATTTTCAACCTACACCGTACAGAATTGGTCGCAGCCTTTTGAACAGAGTCGTCGGAATTCTTGGCAAGTCACTTGACACCGGAGCGATGCTCGCATGACAGCTTCTTCAATTGCCGTCAATGTACGCGGAGCACTTAAAACAGCACTTTCATCCGTTGCTGTCAATCCTTACGATTCAGTACCGGAATCTCCACAAGTGCCATTCGCTGCTGTCGTCCCAAATACGCCTTATCTTGAGGCAAATCTCATTGGCACATCGACCCGTGTCAAAATCAATCTTGTCATCACAGTTGGAGTCGCCATGTATTCCAACGCAGCTTCTCTCGACAATATCGAGAAGCTTGTCATGAGCATTCTGGCGGTTATTCCGTCAGGTTACACAGTCGGGTCTGTGTCTAATCCAATCCCGATGACCCTTGCGAGCGGATCTGAAGTCCTAGCTTGTGAGATCGATATATCAACGCAATACACACAAACAAACTAGGAGCACAAATGGCAACGACCGTCATCACAGGACGCGATCTCGCATTGACGATCGCGACCACAAGCTACGACGCACAGGCATCCACCGTCACTCTTGAAGCAGACCATGTCATCGAGACTTATCAGACACTCGATGGTCGCGCTTACAAGGCAATCGACGATTCATGGATGCTAAATGTTGAAATGCTCGCAGATTGGGGCGCAAGCGGATCACTCTGCGAAGCTCTTTGGGCTGCGACAGAATCAGCACCAAATACGACTTTAGCTGTATCTCTTACAGCTGCAACCGGAGCCGTCTTTGCATTCAATGTCTTGCCTACATTCCCATCCGTAGGTGGATCAGCACCGGACGCACAGACAGTCTCTCTATCATTTCAGGTCGTCGGTACACCTACCGAGACATTCAGCTAAAAGTTAGGACATCGGGAGCATGATAAAAATCGGTATAACAATTCAATACTTTTCGGGCGAATCTGAATCGTTTATCGCTTCAACACCGGAATTCGTAAAGTGGGAACGCAAGACCGGCTTGAAAGTCACACAGTTCGGCGACAATGTCGGACTCGATGATCTTCTTTTCTTAGGCTATAACGCAAAGAAAAGAGAGCAAGCCGGTCAAGCGATCAAACCTTTTGAAGCATGGTGTGAAACTATCGATGAAGTGAGATCGGAATCTACCGAAAGCCCAAAAGCTACGCCGTCGGAAGCTTAAATCGGATATTGGTTGAACTGGCACTTGCGACAGGGATTCCAATGAAAGAGTGGGAAACGGCGGAGCAGATATACACAGCAATCGAGATTTTGGAGAAACGAAATGGCAACAAAGGCAGGTAGAGGCACTTTTGCCATAACTGTCGATCCTGTCGAATTTCGCAATCTCATTGGCTTGCTTAATAAGCTTGACAAAGAATCTCAAGATGAAATCCGAAATGGCGCGCTTCCATTATCTCAACGCCTAGCCGGACAGCTTCTTATGTTTAGCCAATCCGCTCCGTCTCCACAGACAAAGCTCGTCGCTCAAACCATTACGGCAAAGCGTGACCGATTGATTCGTGTCGATATTGGCGGATCAAAGAAAGTTGGTCGCAAGTACGGCGGAGAGCAATCAAAGTCTGGCAAAGGCGCAAAGGTTAGACAGCAATCCGCTCCGGCGGGTGCTTTGCTTTGGGGAACAGAATATGGATCTCATAAGGGAGTGGACTCACGCGGTCGCGCTTATACAGACCGATTCAAAGCTCCATCAAATAAACGCGGCTATTGGATCAATCCTGCCGTTGATTACTATGTGCCAATAGTTGCGAGAGAATATGCCGAGATGGTTCAAGCCGTCGTGAAAAAGTTGGGACTTGACTAATGGCTGGAATTCCA